GCCGTGACGTGCCCGGAATCGCCCGCCAGCCCGCGAGCCCACGCCTCGACGCGGTACTCGACGTGCTGCGTCGCGTTCAGCGACTGGTAGTCGCTCGCGTCGTAGCTCGGCGATATGGCCGTGGACGTGGTGGACGTGTTGGCGAGCGTCGTCCACTTCCCCGTCCTGCTGTCGTACTTGGTGATTGCGTAACGCGTGTCGTAGCGCTCGTGCGCGCCGCTGCTCGCAGGCGTGTTCACGGTGACCGTGACGTTGCCGGTCTCGCCGTCGATGGCGCTCACTCCTACGGACGGGTTCGCGGGCGGCTTGATTGTGAAGTACTTCGACGTGACGGGTCCCTCGCCGACCTTGTTGTACGGCGCGACGCTGACGTTCACGAACTGCAGGATGTGGTTCGTGACGGGGTACCAGCTCGCGCGTCCCTTTATCTGCGACATGCTGACCGTCTGCGAGGTGGACGAGAGGGCGAGCTTCCACTCCTTCAGCCCGTCGTTCTTGCCCACGAGGTCCGTGCCGCCCTTCGCGCCGCCCGACAGCAGCCAGCGGACGCGCAGCTTCTGCGCGCGGTCCTTCTTCTTGCCGCTGGTAAGCGCGGACGGGACCTTCCACGTGGCCTTCCACGACGGGTCGCTCCCCCACGTCACAGCCGGCGTGGACAGGCTCCCGACCTTCTTGGTCGGCTTCTTGGTGATGCTGACGTCTGCCATTTACCACGCCCCCGCTAATCCTTGCATTTTCATTTCGCGCGCGATGTCCATGACGATGGTCCGCGCGTCGTCGCCCGCGTTGTAGCTCATGTTGATGGTCACGCCGCCGCCCATGCGCTCGGTCAGCGCGTCGGCGTAGCGGTCGAGATATGGCCCGTATGACGGCCACACGAACTCCCCGCCGCGCTCGCCCGCGATGGCGGTCGGCTGGTCCACCCAGCCGCCAGCCGCGTAGAACTTCACCGACAGGCTCGGTATGCTGCCCTTCAGCAAATCTCCGAGCTGCCAGCCCGCGGGCGATATGGCGAAATGCGGCACTGGTATGTGCGGAATCGAGATGTGGAAGTTGCTGAAGAAGCCCTTGATGGCGTCCACGATGCCCTTGACGGTGTCCTTCGCGGCCTTTATCGGGTTCGTGATGGCGGTCTTGACGGCATTGAAAACGCCCTTGACCACGCTCACGATGCCCTTGATGCCGCCGATTGCGGTCTTGATGCCGTTGATGGCGTTCGTGACCACGCTCTTGATGACGGGCCACACGACCGTGACCACCGATTTCACGCGGTTCATCACGGTGCCGATGATCGTCGCGATCAGCGGCCACACGGCCTGCACGATGTCGCCGATGACGCCCATCGCGTCGCTGACCACCGACGCTATCTGCGGGAATACCTCCGCCGCGAAAGCGCCGATTTCCTCGATGGCGGGCGCTATGAAGTCCACCGCCGCCTGGAACGACGGCCCCAGGGTGGACGCTATCACGCCGCCGAGGTTGGACGCGGCAGAGGCTATCGTGTCGAGCACGCCCGGAATCGGCGAGCCCTCGAACGCGCCCCTCGCGTTGTCCATGAACTCGGAGACGGCCCCGCTGATGGTCTGTATCGCGGGAACTATCGCGCCGTCCAGCACGCCCGCGATTATCTCCATGACGGGCGCGAACGCGTCCGACATGGCGAGCGTCACGTTCTGCCACGCCAGCCCCATCTTCTCCGATGCGGTCAGCGTGTCGTTGTAAACGGTGTCGAGCGCGCCGCTCGTGTCGCCGCTTATCGCCGCGTACATCTCGCTGAAGTCGAGCTGCCCCTGCTTCGCCGCGTCGTACATCGCGGTGCCGGCGCGAGCGCCGAAGATGTCGATGGCGTCGGCTGCGCTCACGCTGCCGTCCGCCACGCCGCTCACGAAGTCGGTGAAGCCCGTCTTGGCGTCCTTGCCGGACTTCGCCCACTCCGCGACGCCCTTCTTCATGCCCGCGAGCACCTGGCTCGTGTTCGCGCCGCTCTTCTCGAAGCTGGCCAGCATCGCGATGCTCTCGTCGGTGCTGAAGCCGAGCTGTCGGAAGCTGGCGGCGTTCGCGGTCACGTCGTTGGCGAGCTTGCCCACGTCGATGCCCGCCTGCTGCCCCGCTACGGTCAGCTTGTCGAGCGTGGCGGCGTACTCGTCGGAGCTGATGCCCGCGTTGTTCATCATGCGGGACACGTCCTGCACGGCCTTGGTCGCGTCCTGTCCCGTGACCTTGGCGTACTTCATGGTCTCCTCGGACGCGCCCTGCAGGGCGTCGCCCGTGAGGCCGAATCTGGTGTTCAGCTCGCCGACCGCGGAGCCGATGTCGCCGAAGTCGCCAACGACGTTGCGCGCGACGTTCTCGTACACCGAGTTCAGCTGCTCCGCTGCCTCGCCCGTAGCGCCCGTCGCCGTGATGACGGCGTTCGTGCCAGCCTCGACCTGCTCGAAAGCGTCGAAGCCGACCTTGCCCACCGCCGCCAGCGCGGTCACGACCGCCGCGGGGACGGCGAACTTGGACAGAGCGCCCGACAGCGCACCCGTGATGTCGCCGCCGAGCGCAGCGCCGATAGCGCCGCCGTCGATGCTGCCCGTCAGCTCGCTGGCGATGCCGCCCGCCGCGGAGCTGTCCACGACGGGTATGACCTGCAGCGAGGCGGTGCCGATGACGGAATCAGCCATCCCTCACCGTCCTTTGCTTGGATAGTATCTGCATTAGTTCCTCGATTGGCAGGGCGCGCGACTCCAGCCGCCGCTCGCGCTTGCGCATCCACGACGGGCCGATGGGCTGCGGGCGGTTGCCCCGCTTCCGCTTGTCGGACATCGCCCACATCCACGCGGCCAATTGATTGCACACCGTGGCCAGCAGCACGTCCGTGAGCGTCCACGCCGCGTCGGGGTCCACCTCCTCGCGCACCCGCGATTCGGGCGGCAGCTGCGACACGAGCATCGCGATGTGGTCGGCGGTGTGCTCGCCCGCCATCGCGTGGTCGAGGTCGATGCCGTAGACCCGCTGCAGGTCGGCGCGAAGCTCGGCCTCGTGCGAGTCCATGAGCGCCGCGAGCGCCGTCAGCCTTTTGGGTAGCACGTCCTGATGACGTGGGCGATGAAGCCCATGACGGCCTCGGTGGTCGCGTCCGCTCCGCCGCACGCCTCGACGATTGCGTCCTCGTCCATGCCGCAGACGGCCTCGACGAAGCCGAAGCCCGCGTCGATTTTGGCGAAGTCGTCGGAGTCGGGGTCCGATATGGTCCTGATGTAGCGCAGCGTCTGCCACTTCCCGAGTGCGGCGGTGTCCACCGCTATCTCGGGGTATTCGGAGACGGGCGCGTCGGGGGCCTTGGCCCCCGTCTTAGGCTTTGACTGTGCCATCGCGCCCCTCCGCTAGTCCGTGAAGGCCGTGTACTCGTGCATCGTCACGCCGCTGGCGTCCGCCACGGCGTTGAAGGTGAGCGGGCGGCCCTCGACATGCGTGCCGTCCATCGTCTGCTCGCCGCGCTCGGTGAGCTGGAAGGTCCCGCAGTAGCGCTTGACGATGCCCTCGCGCGGGGTCGTCTCGACACAGATGCACACCGGCTCCATGTTCTTGCCGCTGTGGGCGGCGTGGATAGCGCCGGTCTGGTCGTCCACCGTGACGGCGTCGTCGCCCCACGTGAGCTTGGCCACGTCGCTGTTGCACTGGATGGGAGTGAAAGCGACCGACTCGGTGTACTCGGTGGTCACCGTGTAGACCGTCGAGCGACCCTCCCACGCGCGAATCTCGTCGGTGGACACAGACTCGCTGATGGTCACGCCCGCGTCGCTCGTGAAGCCGAGCAGCTTCCACGCGCTCGCGAGCGCCGTGGTCGCGTCGGTCGGCAGGGTCGTTCCCTGCGGTGCCACGTAGATCGCGCCCGTGGCCTTAGCGGAGCCGACGCCGACTTCCGCTGCGTTCATAGTAGCCATACGCTACCTCCTATTGATTTTTCGGTTATCGGTTAATCGACGAGCTGCGCCGCGCAGTCGAAGAAGATCTGGTAGCGCGGCAGGCGGGTGGACTCGTCGAAATACGGGTACGGCCCCGCGTTGACGCGCATGGAGTGCACGCCGCGCGGCAGCTCGCCCGTGAGCGCCGCCAGCCGCACGGCGTTCGCCATCTCCTCGGCGCGCGCCGCGCTCCTGGCCCAGCACTGAATCGCGACGGCGGGATGGTCCACCATGTCGGACACAGCGCCGCCAGTGCGCTCGACGGTGACGAACTCCGTCCCCGTATTCGGCGGCTCGGTGGACGCGGCGAAGCCCAGCCCCGCCAGCCACCGCACCATTTCCTCGGTTATCGAGTACATGTCAGCCCCTCGCCTTCAGCAGCGTGTTGTTCTCGTAGCAGTCCTTCATGGCGGCGTAGTTGTTCGTCCACACCAGCCCCACGGGGCCGCGCTTGCCCTCCTGCACGTCGTAGGCGTACTCGGGCTGCGTGTCGCCCACGGCGGGCGACTGGTGGTCCACGTGGTACAGGCCCGTGCGGAAGCCCGCGCTCATCGAGTTGGCCCGCCCGCAGATGCTCCCCGCTATGTCGGACAGCACCGAGGACAGGCCCTCGCCGTGGCTCACCGCGTCGCGCAGCGCCTGCTGGTCGATGTCCACGCGCACGATGTCAGCCATTGGCGCGCTCCACTTCGACCGCCATGTGCCATTGCGTCGGCGTGTTGCCGTCCATATAGGGCCGCGGCTCGCCGACGACGCGGTAGCCGTCGGCGTTCGTCCACGGCGCGGGCAGCGACACGGTGCAGCCCGTCAGGTCGCGCGTGTACCCTTTCGGGAAGTGCAGCGTGTACGCGACGATCGCACCCTCTGGGCGGCTTGCCTCCAGGTCTGCCGTGGCTCCTGGTGCGATGAGTACGTTTTCCACCGACTCGGTGGCCTCCGTCCACGTCGGGTTGCCGAAGCGGTCGGTGCCGCTCTGCGTCCTGTAGGCGACGCTCACGGTCGTGCCGCTAATCATCGGTCGCCCCGATTTTCGGGCTGATGCTGCCGATGTAGCTGGCGGTGATGCCGAGCATGCGCTTCTCCAGCTTGGTGAGGTAGAGGTCGCCGCTCGGGTTCGCGTAGTTCCAGCTCTGCGAGTACGGTCCCGCCGTCATGCTCATGGACGACGCGCCGAAGCTATCGGCCTGCGTCGCGCTCATCGCGCGGATCACCATGTCGCTCACGACGATGCGCGCGATGTCCGCGTCCACGCTCCCGCACAGCGCGTCGAGCATCGCGGAAGCGTCGTCAATCAGCGCCTCCGCGCGCGTCTGCTCCTCGGTGGACAAGTCGCGCCAGCGGCGCTCGATGTCGGTCACTTCCGCGTATGCCATTTACTGCTCCTTCTTGGCGGCTGCGCGCTTGCGCGGCGCTGCCTTCTTCTTCGGCTCTTCGGCCTTCTCGAAGCCCGCGGCGATCAGCCTCTTGGCGATGTCGGCGGGAGCGTCCACGATGTGGCGCGTGTAGGGTTCGACGAGCCTCATGCCGCTACTCCGCGTCCGTCAGCTTGACGAAGGCGGCGGCGTCGCGGACGACGAAGCCGACCTCGGCCTCGACGCGCAGGGCGAACATGTTGCGCTGCCACAGGTTCACCTGTTCCTCGCCCGTGTTGATGGTGGCGTCCTCGGAGATGGAGACGTTGATGCCGTCCACGATGCCGTAACGGGCCTGCGCCCAGTCGCCCGCGAAGCCGATGACGTTCGGCGTGCCGGCCTTGTAGACGTTGCGGCTGCGGACGATGGGAGCGCCCAAAACAGCGCCCACGGTGCCGTCGGAGACGGTCGGGACGAAAACGGGGCGGCCGTTGCCGTCCGTGCTGCCGAGCAGCAGGGCCTCGCCTGCGGGCGACATAGCCCAGCCGTTCAGCTCGCCGTTGGCCGCGGCGATGGTGGACAGGGCGGTGACCATCTTGCCGTACGTATTCTCGCCGCCGATGCCGACCGCGGTGGAGCCGGTCAGCACGTCGAAGTTGCTGCCGGGGGCCGTGCCGTTGAAGATGGTGGCGTCGAACTTGGCCGCGATGCTAGCGGGCAAGCGGCGCGCCAGCTCGTTGTACAGCGCGGGCATGTCGCGGCGGAACTCCATGGAGAACAGCTCGATGACGGCGATCTTGTACGGGGTCATCTGCTTGGTGCTGAACGTGGAGGCGGAGACGGGCTTCTCTGCCGTCTCGCCAACGAAGTCGGCCACGGGGTCGCCCGTGATGACGGGGACGGTCACGCCCGAGCCGGGCAGCTGGATCTGCTGCGCGAGCTGCATGACGGCGGATTCCTCCTGCGCGGCTGCCCAGACCTCTGCGGAGAGCTGGGACGGCAGGACGATGCCGTTGGTGGTGCGGTTGATGTCGATGGGGTCGGTTGCGTATGCCATGGTGTGGCTCCTCTACTGTCGTTTGAAAAGTGGTTCGATCGCGTCGGCGAAAACGTCGGCGCTGGTCTGCGGGGAGTCGTTCCCCTTGACGATGCGCGGGCCCTTGGCGGTCGGCACGGCGTGCGCCGGCTGCTGGTGCTGCGTCCACTCCTGCGCGAAGGCCTCCATGGCCTCCTCGTCGGCGCAGTACGAGAGCAGCGACAGCGGCACGCCCGATTTCTCGGCGACCCGCTTGGCCGCGTCGTCGTGCTCGGCCTTGGCGACCATCTTGGCCAGCTCGGCCTCCGCCTTCTCGGCTCTGGCCTCGGCTCGCTGCTGCTCGGTCATCTGCTCGGCCTTGAGCTTTTCCAGCTCCTCGGCTGCAGATTTGTTGGCCTTGCTGCGCTTCTCCCACTCGCGGGACTGGGCCTTCCACTTCTCGGCCTCCGCCTGCCAGTCCGTTTCGGCCTGCGGCTCGGTCTGCGCGGAATCGTCCACCTGCGCGGGGTCTGCCTGCATCGTCTCTTCTGCCATGATTGGCTCCTTGTCCGCCCGTTCCGGGCATAGAAAAAGGCACCCGTTGCGGGTGCCGTCGGTCGGTGCCGTGACCGTGCGGTCGCGGCTATGTGAAGCGCCGTGTGGCGCGTGTCACCTGGTCAGTGTTCAAGTCCGTTCTGGTAGCGCATCGCGACCAGCACGCTGTGCGTAGTCGTCCACCTCTCGCCGCGCGCCTCGCGCTGCCTGCGGGCCTCCGCGATTCGCTGTTGCAGCTCGTCGGGCATGTCCTTGCCGCGCACGGTGTCTCGCGCCTTTTCGTACATGTCGGAATACTTGCTGCGGTCGTAGCCGCTCACGTCTGCCGCCCCGTGGTACGGCACCGCCACGCACATGCAGCCGTCGTGCGCGTCGAACGCCGCCGCGTCCTCGCTGTCGAAGGTCCTGTCCTCCGCCGCGAGCAGCGCGCAGAACGCGCATGAGTCTCCCGACGCGACGCGCGTGTACCTGACCTCGCCGCCGCGCGACCTCGCGTCATGCGCGGTGGACTGGAACAGCGTCTCGGACGCTGCCGACAGCACGGCCTCCTTGGCCCTCGCGGTGCATCCGTCCACCAGCTCGCGCGATCCTATCTCGTCGGCTGTGAACCTGCCCCACTCGTGGGCAACGCCCTCGTGCAGCCTGCGCTTCGCGTCGGATGTGGACAGCTCGGCGGGTGCCGCGTCGCTCGGCGAGCACGTGTCGAACCACCTCGCGCCCAACTCGGCGGATGCCGCGCCGTACGTCAGCATGACCGCGTGCGCGATGGCCTGCAGCCTGTCCAGCGCGTCGGGTGCCGACAGGTCCACCGCCCTCGCGAGACGGTCGAACTCGCGCCGTCCCCGTTCCGCGACGGAGTTGCGCGCCCGCGCGTAGGCCCGCGTCTGCCTATACGTCGGCATCTTCCGCGCCCACGATGGCGTTCAGCAGCGAGCCGGCGCGGTTGCGCTCGATGGCAGCTTCGGCCTTCCTGCGCATGTCCTCGCCGAAGCCGAGCTGCTCGAAGAACACGTCGGTGCCCGCGAACTCCGGCACCACCGCCGCGATCTTGACCATCGCGTCGGTCTGGCTGACCACGCTCGGCATCGCCGGGTTCCTGAAGTTCGGCGTGAAGTCGCGCGCCTCTGCCGGCAGCTCGTCCAGCGGCGTGTCGGTCTCGCCCGCGAGGCACATCAGCGCCAGGTTGCGCAGGCTCTCGCGCGCGCCGTCGTTGAAGTCCTCGCACTCGATGATGAGCGGCTCGCTGGCGGCGTAGATGGCCTCCGCGCTGGCGGGCTGGTCGTGGATGACGCCGAGCGTCGAGATGGGCACGTTCGTCTCGCCGCTGAAACGGGCGGCCAGCGATCGCATGTAGTCCGTGTGCGGCTGCATGCTGCCCTGCGACAGCTGCCCGAAGGTGGGCAAATTGCCGTCCTCGTCCCTGCCGATTGCGAAGATGTTGCCGATGTAGGCCTCCCACTTCGTCGTCTGCGCGAAGGCCTCGGGGTCAGCGCCCAGCAGGTACTTCTGCGGGCTGGTGAAGAACTCGGCGGATATCTCCGTGCGGAGCGATTCGCGCACCGCGCTGTCGGTGATGCTCATCACGCCGCGCGTGATTCGGGACTGCCCGAAGGGCTTGGCGAAGGTCGGGCGGTAGGCTATCGCCTCCATCGTCGGCCTGCCCATGCTTATCGGCTCCGCGCTCCACGTCCACCAGTTGCCGTCGCGCAGCAGCGTGACCGCCGCGTCGCTCGTGTAGAGCGTGAGCGCGCACGCGCCGTTCTCGTCCCAGTCGTCCACGGTCATGCCGTAGGCGATGCGCCCGAGCGCGTCGTCCCAGCGGGCGGCTGCGCGCTCCGCGCTGTAAAAATCGACGTGCGGGCCGTCCTCGTACATCGTGACAACGCCGAAGCAGCAGCTGTGGATGAGCGTGGACTGCACCGCCTGGCGGAACTTCACGCGCAGGCGCGAACGCTCCGACACGCCGTCGAGCGCGGCCTGCACCGCATCATCGCCAGCCGTGAAGCCGTCGAAGCGGCACCTGACCGCCATCGCGTCCACGGCCTTCTGCGGCCAGCCGACGACAGTCTCCACGTCGAGCAGGCTCGGCGGGATGCTGATGCCGAAGTCGTGCAGGACGTTCTTGCCGTTGTAGTAGCGCATCTTCAATCGGTTGCGCGACAGCTTCGCCTGCCACAGGCCGACGAGGTCGTCCAGCATGTCCTGCCACTCGGCCGGGAAGTCCGAGCCGAGCCGCGGGGTCGAGAACGGCACCGCGTAAGGCTTCCACACATGTTCGGGTTGATTGCTCATTTAGAAGATGACCGCCTTTCGTCCAGGCTTGCGTTTAGTCGTCATCGCGCCCCAGTAGGCCAGCGCGACCGATTCCATCAGCGTCGCGTCCGCGGCCTCGGTCGATGCGAAGCCCCAGCCGCCGCTGGTACCTATCTTGCGTTTCGGGCAGCTCGCCGCAGCGTCCAGCGCGGGCTGGCCCCAATGGGTCACCGACCGCTCGACCACAGCGTCCGCGAAGCGCGAGCACGCTGCTATCACGTCGCCCGTGCGCGGCCTGACGATGACCTTCGCGGGGACTCCCGCGTCGCGCAGCCTGTCGTTCAGCGCCTGCGCGTTGCCCTGGCCGTCGATGACGATCTGCGCCGCCTTCTGCCACCGCTGCGCGAGGTTGTCCACGAACCACGACAGCCCGCCGCTCATGCTGCGGCTGTCCACCACGTACACGAACGGCGTGCCGCCGTCTGGTCTCGTGCACTTCGCGAGCGTGCCGACCGCGCCGTCCGGGGAGAACTTGACCGCGTACACGGCCAGCCCGTCCTCGGTCGGCTCGTCGGTCCTGCACGCCTCCCAGTCGGACCACGGGAGCGCGGGCTCGACCACGTTGACGGTGGACGACCACCAGCCGAGCCGCTCGCGCGCGAAGGTGTCCGCGTCCATCTGCTCGCACTCGCCCGCGACCGTCTCCTCGTCGATGAGCAGCCCCATCGACGGGTTGGTCGCGTACCAGCGCTCGCGGTCGGTCACGTCGCCGATTTCGTCCACGCCCCACTCGAACCACGCGGTACGGTCGGTCTCGCCCTTCAGCGCGCGGTCGCGGATGCCGCGGAACACGCTGCCGTCGCTCTTGGCGGTCGGCGGCGTGGACACGTAGATGGTCTGCGGGTTGCGGCTCGCGGATATTGCGGGCAGGAAGCTGGCTTGCGAGTCCGCGTCCAGCTCCAGCGCCTCGTCGAACACGAGCAGGTCGCCGTGCTGGCCGCGCCCGCCGTTTCTGGTGCGCGCCAGGAACTTCACCCTCGCGCCGTTGTTCAGCACGACGGCCTCGCGCCCAAGCGCGGTCTTGATGTCCTTCACGTACTTGCGCAGCGCGCGCTGGTCGAAGAAGGACGCGATGCTCTCGAAGGTCTCGGTGGACGTTTTCTGCAGATGCGAGGTGTAAATCACTTCCTCGCCGAGCATCACCATGCCGTATATCGCGCGCGGCACGACCAGCCCCAGCGTCTTGCCGTTCTGCCGCGGGATGCTGCCCGCGCACGTCGGCGCTGTCCACCTCCCGAAACGGTCGGTGCCGAGCCAGCCTTCCAGGACCGCGTCCTGCCATTCCAGCAGGTACAGCCCGCCCGCAGCGCATATCGCGTGGCAGTCGTCCACCTCGGTGGTGGCGAAGTCAGGCACGACCAGCTTTGTCGGCTCTTGCCTTCCCGTTCGCGATGATGCCCGCGATAGGGTCGCCGTCGTCGTCGCCATCTTCCAGCTCCTCGATCTCGCGTATCGTCTCGCGGTACTGCCGCGCCAGCTGCGCCATGCTGTGCGTGTCGTCGCCGTCGTCTATCTGCGCGGCTATCACCAGCGCGAGGGCCTTCAGCTGCTCCAGCCTCGTGCCGTCGCGGGTGACGCTCGTCATGCTCATATAGCCTCGATTTTCGGTCTTGTGCGTAAATCGGCCCT